GGTATTGATTCTTTTTCTATCTTTTTTATACGTGCTTTTAAACTATCTTTTTCTGCCTTACAAATTTGTAATTCTTGTTTAACATTAATTACAGATGCGGGTTCCTTTTGTGTGGGACATTTTTTTCTTATGGGTTGAACATATACAGGACATTTTCCAGAATCTCCTGTTACCTCTATTAAATCTGCAGTTGAACCAAATTTTTTAGCATCTAATATTCTATCAATTGCATTGGATCTTCTCCGTGCACGTTTTTTCCATTTTCTATCAACAGATTTACTTCCAAATGCTCTACCCGTTTTTTTTTTAAATCTTTTAAATCCTCTTTTTGATTTTCTTTTTCCTTTTTTTCCCATTGTTTTATTTAAAGATAATAATATGTAATTAAAGTAACAAATGGTTAAACCTTATATAACACTTAAAATAGTTTATAATGATGATAATTTAGAGAACATTATGACCTTGATGGAAGGGTTATATTGTAATGGTACAGATATAGATATAGTATACATCTTTGTAAAAGACAACATAAATAAATTAAATTTCGAAAAAAATTTTATAGAATTTACAAAACAAAATACACTGTTTATACATAATACAGTAGTATATGTTGTAGAAGATAATGACTATCTTATAGAAGATTTAGTAACAGACCATATTAATAAAAAGGACGATTCAAATATTGATTTAAGTACTGAAAAGATGGACGTCACATATGATTTTGAATCTATTTTAAATGAAGATAAAGAATTCACAATGTGTAAGTTATTTTCTAAAGAAAAATGGCATTTATCTGAATCTGAAAAAGATATAGATGCAGTAACACAATATTAAAAAATACATAGTTAAAGGTAAAATAAGCGGGTAATACAATTTTCTTAAATCAAAATTTTTAAATTTTTGAGTAAAATTCTCATTTAATTGGGTAGGAGATGGCATTTGTGCATTCGGTATATTCTTATTGAACAATCGTATCTTTTCATTAAGATGATTACTTGTAGTTTTACCTTTTGTTAAAAAACTCGACGTACATTTAGTTTCAAAATTTGTATCATTTGATACATCTTTATTACTGTAAATACGTCTCCCAACAGGTAATTTCATTCTTTTACAAGAGTTACTTCCTATATTACCCGAACCCACCATAGACTTTGTAACCTCATATGGATTAATATCATATATATCTTCAACCATACCAGGTATAATACCTCTCATCTCTGTTAAACCTTGCAAGTTACAACCTGTAAACTCATTAAAAGATATTTGAGCAGGTGGCATCGATCCAGTAGGTATATTTCTGACATATATGTGCTTTTTCTTTCCAACACATTCTGGGGATGAGGATTCGTCACATGTACCAGATTCTATAAAATAATTTTCACCCAATGCAACATCTTTTCCAGATAATGTATTGCCACTAATTAGGTATGTAAGTGTATATTTGAATAAATCATCTACATTTCTTAAAATATCCTTATATCCGACTCCTTTTGTACTTGTTAGAAGTTTTGTACTTTCAATTTCATAACCATCGGCACTCATTATTTATTAATTCATATAATGGGAAGAAACGAATATGTACAAACGGTACAAAAATCAATTGATGAATTATCAACAAATATAGAAAACGCAGACACGTCTCAGTTAATGCCTCAATTCAATCCTTCTGAAATATCCGCAGCTGCAGCTCAAATATTAAATAACAAAGGTATTCCGGGGTATCAAAAACATAATAAAAAAGGTGCTTTTCCAAATCTTTTAAATACAACGAATACTACTTTCAATAAAAACAGTAAAATAATAAATCAAAAAAAATTTAAAAGACCACAGTTATTTAAAATACCTATATGTAACCGTGCAACCAGAATATACAATCCAGACACATATTTTGGAAAAATGGACCCATACTCAATAAAACGGCATAATTTAAAATACTGTAAAGGTTTTCTTCCAAAAACTGATTATTTTGAAGAAATTTATGCTGGAAATTTAAATTCTGAAAAAATAAATAAAACAAACAAGTCTATTGAAAATATAATAGAGAATTCAAAAGAAAAAAACACAGACAAAGATACTATACGAGTTCGATTTAAAAACACTAAAAATTATTTATATTTTAATATACTTGTATTCTGTACATTACTTGTTTTTTGTATATTATTTGGTGTACTTTTACGTAAATTGTGGCTAAAACAATAATCTTATGTACATTGTTTTATTTTGGCTGTAATAATTTTATTGTTTAAAATAATTGAGCATGGGAAATGTAAATTCTAATCAACTACAAAATTCAACAAGCTTATGCGATAGTCTAAAAAATTTAGATTCGGTTGACAATACTTATAATTTTTTAAGAGACCCAGATACTTTGAAAGATCCAAAATATTCTACGAATTGTCCTTCTACTGAACACGATGAACCATTCAAATATACTAACGATCCAGAATCAGATAACATCATAAATGGACATATTATGAATATCAATATTTCAAAAAAAAATGCTAAAGAACTAAAAAATAAATATGATAAATTAGTCACTTCTCTTATGTTAAACAAGGCAAGTGTAAAAGAAAACGGACGTGTATTATTAATACAAAATATTGTAACTATCTCATTTATAGTAATAGCGTTGTTATTATTTACTTATTTATGTTACTCATATGATTTTATTGAGAAACACAAAATCAAATTTTTATCAATTGTGATTATTCTTTTACTATGTTTGTGTTATTACATATATTCATTTATAACAACAATTACATCAATGAGTGATGTAACACGTAATTCCTTCTTTAAGATTGGAGATTCTTCAACAAGTTTTGTAGGTTCTATATATAAAAGTATAAACAAAGGATTTGGTAATTTAGATTAAAAATGATTGCAATTTAGATTAAAAATGATTGTAATTGATGTAAGATTTTAAATGAGTTATTCAGAATTATTAGTTTTAGATCATGAGTATTTTGATTTCATGCCACCGTTTGATTTTGACAAGCCGTTATTAAGCACATTATCTACAAAAAATCAAAACGAAGTACCTGATACTCCATTGTTACTACGCGATATAGAACGTGAGATACTGGAGGTTATTGACGAATGCCGTGGCAATATTTCATTAGGAAAACTACCGAAGACATACAAAAAAATACACGGTAAAGTTCTAGACTATCAAATTTTAGGCTTCACAAAAATTAAGTTTCTTATCGAACAATTACCAAACATATGTATTGGATCCGGTAATTCGGGTGGTATCCTAAGCAAAAAAATACCACAAGAATATACGAACCCGAATTCACAAAAAACAGAAGAAGACATTAAACCTGTTCAGTTTTTACTATATCCACTTCCACGTCTTCCACGCTGTTATACAAAACCAAAAATTGTATCAAGAAAAGCCTCAAGACGAGGCAGTGGGTATCACAATCGTCGTGAACGTGCGGTTAGGCGTCGAGCAGAACGTATAGATGCAGAAGCAGCAATCCAAAGAGCAATACATGCAGAAAACACACGTGCAGTATTGAAGATCCAGAATGCCTGGAGAATATATAGACCACCACAACCATCCGTATCAACAGAGAATATTGAAGTAGATTCAGACACAGAGAGTGATATATTCCTTAGAAACATGATAATAAGTGACAGAAAATGGTCACTAAGCGTATTTCTTAGGTTCTTAATAGATTGTGAACAATCAATATTATCTATAAAGAAAACGATTCGTTTATTAAACCCAAAATGTAGCGATTCATTTATAGAGAATTATTTAATAAGCAGATATCCCGATTACTGGTTTTACCATAAAGACTTGAAAACAATTTACAGTTTCTTTAGTCATTGGGACAGAGAGTTGTTCAGAACAAAACTAGTCGCAAAAGATGTATTATGTGATGATATTATCAATCATATAAACAAATATTTTGACTGATTATTTACATAAAATTTGTTCCATAATTTCACCAATTAATTCATTTTTCTTTTTTGATTGAATATCAATTCCACGTTTTTGTGAAACTTCTTCAATTTCTTTCATAGTCATTTTTTTAATTTTTGAATAAAAATTTTTAATTTCAGGTTGCGATGCAATATTTATTTCCTGAGTTCTTTTCGAATTTAGATCATTTAAATGTAAAAATATAGGGTGGTCATCTTTATTGAGAACTGGTCTTAAATGTTCTGTACAATTTTTATGTAAAATACAACCAGCATTGTGTCCATCGTCCCATAAAAATACAGAACATCTCTCAGGTATCCAATTGCAATATAAATTGTAGCCTTCTTTATTTATGACTACAATGTTTAGATTCAAATATTCACTTATTAAATGAATTATACCTGGATGAGTATCCATATCATCAGTACGTATAAGTGTATATAATGTATTCTTATTGAGAGATTTCTCATTGAGTTTATAATTTTTATATATAGAATACGTGAAATGTTGTTGAAAATATTCAGATAACTTGATTTTAAGTTGAAATATAATATCTTCTTTTGTTTTTTCTGGATATACTAGCCATTTATTCTCATGTGCAGACATAAGAGCATGTAATAATCGTTCTCTTCCATTAAAAGATACTGTGTAATATGATGAAGTTTTATATTCAAAAGGAATAAAATCTGGCAAATTACATACCGATTTATCCCACTCTTTTTCTATAATATTATTCATAGACGGTGATTTTCCTATATTCACATTATCATCTATTGAGAGTCGTGTGTTTTGTGGGATACTTGCAGATTGCATCCATTTTGCATATTTGTGTAATTTTTCTAAGCAACCTTTCTCTTTAAGTGATTCATTCGATGAGTATAATCTAAGTAAATCAAGGTGATACATGTTTATAATCTTTTATCATTCTTTCTTTATGTCGTTGTAAGAATATTCTTTTATTTTTTGTATTTTTTTAATTCCTATTCTTTTTGTTGAATCAAATTCTTTTTTTATATCATCTACTGATTTCTCTTTAAATGCAGCTAATAATTGACTCCAACCTGGATACATCTCAGCTATATATTCTGCTGTTTTTGTTGATATACCCGGTATTTGTTTGAGTTGCATTATAAAACATCTTTCAGGATTTATATTTGATTTTTTTTCGACATGTAGACAATCTGTATAATTTAGGTGTGGAGACATGTTTTGCATGTACATTTTCTGATCTTTTTGAAGTTTCATAAATAATTGATATACAATATGCTGTGTCTCATTTAGATCTTTCGTATTAAAACATATGAGTCTATCTTTGCACTGTAGTCTAAGAATAATCTGCCACACAATTGGTTCATTTACGAAAGAACCTTCTAATATATAACCTTTTAATATAGATTTTGAAGATAATAATCTACTTTTTTGTTCTGAATATCTTCCATCTTTCAAAGAACATAATAAATCAGATATTGATTTTCTTTCGAGAATTGCAATTATTTCATCGTCTTTTCTAATTTGTATATCTCCGACCTGTAATGTTTTTTTCACAAATGATATATTTTCATAAGAATTAAAATTCATGCCATGCTCGCGGTTGTCAATTTCTAAGAACCACATTGGAATGGTCTATATTGGAAAATTATATTTGTTAGTTTTAATTATGATGTTCGACAATAAACAAAAACTTCTTGTTCTTGTGCTTTTAGTTCTTTTCGTAGGTATTGCCGTTTTGGTTTACCTTAAACCTGCGTGGTTACCTTCACTTCCTAATGTGTTACCAGTTGAAGAAACATCTGAAGATTTCGAAGAGAAAAAAAGCTGCGTTGGATATGTACCCACTGAAGGAGATGCCATCCCTGAACCATCTGAACCTTTAGGGTCAAACGAAGTACCTAAACCATTGATGACCGATGACGAAGATCCTACAAAAAATAATAGCAGACCTGCCGATTGCTTCCCAAAAGACCACTTGGACCCCAAAGATCTTCTACCCAGCGATGCCACCACCAAATGGGCACAAACAAACCCAACCGGATCAGGTAAAATTGGTGACCAAAACTTTTTAAATGCTGGATACCACACTGGTATTAATACTGTAGGTCA